GAGAAAGTACAGCGTGCCCTACTTGGCGGGGCATTTGTTACTCTGATCGGCACATACGTATCTTTGTATTCGCCTACCGTATCGTCCACGTTGATCGCGCTAACCGCCGCCTTGTGCAAGTGGCCACAGCAAGCGCCTCGCCTGACCTTCTACGCCGCCGTCGTCATTGCCGTGCGTGCGTTAGCAGGTCCTATCGTGTACATCGGCAGCTACGACGTCCGCCTGCAATTCGAGCAGAACTTGTTTGAGCCTATTAGCCACGTGGGCCCGTTGAACGTGCCGCCCGGAGCGTATGGTTTTGGAGTTCCCGGATACGAGTCCACGTCGCCACTGCGTCCGTTGCATGAGGGCGCGTCCGTTAAGCTTCGCTTCTTGGACGCCGAGCCTGACTTGCTCCGTGACCGCATGTGGGCGACCGGCATCGTGTTTGGTGACCGATTTCCGTCGACTTTCGTGCCATCTCAACAAAACTTGCTCATTGCTCTCCGCAATCGCCAGTGTGCGGCCATGCCTTTACCCGACGACGAAGCTTTCATGCAACTCGCCGACGAATTGGCAGCTGAGTGGTCGACTGTCGAATTTACAGATCGTCTTACGCAGTTGGATGGTTTCAACTACGACGCCGCGTTTCAGGAGTGGAACTGCCGATTCCCAAGTGGGCGGCAGAAGCAACACCTGGAAGCGCGGCGCGTGCTGACATCTCGCCACGTCGACGACGACGAAATCTATCGTCGCACCTCGTTTGTGAAGCTTGAGAAGAAATTCGTTCCAGCCGACGAGGGCACAAACTCCGACCCGCGCGTCATCACTGCCGCCACCGACTTTTACAACGTCTTGTATGCGCCTTACTTTTACCAGCTGGCGAAACACATCAAGGCGTTGTTCAGCCACGATTCACGTTTCTTTATTGCTACTAGCACGTCTGCGGGCGAGCTGGTTGAGTGGTTCATGAACGCGGTCGAGGGCAAGCTCGGGTGGCCGTGTTACGCAGCGTGCGGGGATGATGCCTTGTTCGTGATCTGCGACCCGGTTACGGGCCGCCCGGTCATCGTCGAGTCGGACGGAAGCCGCCACGACGCACACATGCACACGCTGTTTCTAGATTGGAAGTGGCGCGTATTCCGCATGTTTGCTGCGTCGCCGCCTCGGTTCTTCTTCGAGAAGGCACGCTTATCACAGCGCAACACGTACACAACCAGCAACCTCGGGATCAGCGCCGCATACACGGCTCGCACAC